TTTGTTCTAAATAATACTGATTGCCTGCTTGATCTTTAAATTGAACATATCTAATTGCTCTTAAATCAGTTGGAATTGTTACATATCTGTTTCCTATAATAGCATTAGAAGTTGCATAAAATACATTTTGATCCGTATCAATTTCTCTATAAATTTTATTTTCTGTATTTTTAATAATTGTGTTTAATACAGAATCAGTTAATACTTTTGGAGTAGTTACTCCATTATCTACTTCTGTATAATTCTTAATATCAGTTCTTAAGTTATCTAAAGTGTATGCCATTATCCGTTTACTACCTCAAGAGTTACAGGTCCCGCTGAACAATTTGTTCCTCCACCTTCTATATTACCAGACGTTGCATTACTAGTGCTAGTTATATAAAAATAATTTATTGGATTAGTTAGGGAATCAGATGTTGTTGCTCCGGTAACATTACCAGCAGAATCTATTTGACCTAATGCAATTGTAAAACCATTTGCATTATTTAAATCACTAACATTATCAAAAGTTGGAATGTTAGCAAATGATTGTAAATTTCTTAAATCAGCTGGATCAGAACCACCGGGTCCAGAACTTGTTACTTGTGGTGGTCCTCTAAATCTTACAATAGAACCAGCAGCTCTTTGGTGGTTTTCTGAAAAAACATTTACATAAGTCACACCACCAGAAATAATAGATGTAAATGGATTGTTGTCTAAAAGTATTAAACTTTTTTTCGATGCAGGTTGTGGTCTTGGATTATATAAAGCTTGAGGATCCGAACCTACAGGTTTAGGACTTAACTGTGGCTGCTTTGCTTCAAACTCTGAAGTGTGAACTAAAGATCCATTCCATTCTCTAACCATTTCA